TCAAAAAATCTTATACCACCAAGTCTCTATCTCAAATAGCATCAGAAATGACAGGAAAATCTACTTCACATCAAGACACTAAAAATAAAATAGGATCTTTATGGCGTTATATGCAGCGTCAAATAATAGAAGGATTCATTGATCCTGAAAAAGTAGTAAAAGGAGTAACGAAAGGAATGGATTATGATGCATCCGATATTAAGGGCTTTAAGAGACGTCTTAAGGTTGAACAAGCATTAATGGATCTAGACCCTAAAAGGTATAAGAATTTAAAGCCTACACAGCTTACTTGGAGATTAAATAAATATTTAAATTTGGTGGGAAAAACAAACATTAAAGGAGCACTATCGACCGATATTAAAAAATATGTCAATGCGCTTTGGCCAAGTTATGAACATGTTCAAGGAATTTATCCTGGTAAAATTACTCAAGATCCTTCGGCTTTGGAAAAAGTGTCGGTACAAACAAGAAAATATAATTTTGATATTATGGGGGCGAAATCTAAAAAAGGTTTATATCAAGATGTTAAAACTTATTTAAAAACAGCTCGACTTGCTCTTGAACAAAAAAAATTAACAGACGCCAATAAAGCGTTAAAAGTTGTTAATGAAATTTATGATGGCGTTGCTCTTAAATTAAAAACAATTGATAGAAAGGATCTTCCAAAATATTTTATTAAAGATAATAAAATAAGAGAAGGAAATGTAAAAGGACTGATAAAACAAAGAACCTTGTATAAAAGCTTTGCAGAATATTTAAAAAATGCTGCAGCAGTTGCTACTCGTGCTAATATTAGTGCTCTTGAAAAAATACAGCCCAACATTGCAAAAGTTATAGAATTATTTCAAGCAGGAAAAGATTCTAAAGCTTTGGCTTTAATCAAAAAAAGAATTCCTGCAATAAAACAAAATAAATTATTTTCTGCAGCTCTTGGTCCTCTTGTATGGGGATCAGTTTTTGATGATATTTTAAAACAAATGGCGGAAGGGAAATCATTTCCAGTAGCTCTGGGATCTCACATTGGATTGGAGGGAGCTCAAAAAGATTGGCAGGAAAGAAAATATACTATTGAACATTTAACGCCAGCGCATGTTGAACTACAAGATAGAATGAAAATATTAGACCTAGCAGACAAGAAACGTATATCACTGTTTGATATAGCAACAGCTTCTGAACGAGATAAGGAATATACAGGATCTCCTCATGAGTATATTGAATGGCTGAGAAATAGAGTTCAAGATCCTGATCAGCAGCTTCTTTGGAAAGAAAGAAGCGAAACAATAAAAAAAGGTATGAAATTCTCCTCTGAAAAACTAGAAGAAAGACAACAAACATATAAGGATTGGAAAAATTGGCCTCCTGTTCAAGCGGTAGAAGAATTATTTAAATCAGATGAGGAAAAAGCAAAAGAACTGGAAGATTTGTTAAATGTATAAAAACCCCACCCTTACTCAAAACATGAAAAATGTAAAATGGAGCCAGATTCCACCTGTCAAATGCCCTGATCCTAGACGCTTGATTAAAGCTTCAAAACAGAGTAAACCATTTAAATTGGAGAAAATACATGGCAACAGTCGATAAGGCTTTACCGAATGTAAAGCAAACAATAAGATTACCTTCTCAACAGGAACAGATGGAGACGGAAACCCAGGCGCAGGAATCGATTCCTAAACCAGGAGACGTTGAAGTCAATCAAATGGAGGACGGCGGCGCTGAGATCACTTTTGAACCCGGTGCAGTCAACCAGCCTGGAGGGCAGGATCATTATGCGAATCTAGCGGATATTCTTCCGGATGCCGTTTTGTCTTCGCTCGGATCGGAAATGTGGTCCAACTACGATGACTACCGCCAGTCAAGAAGACAGTGGGAAGATACCTACACCAAAGGGCTTGATCTTTTGGGATTCCAATACAAAAGCCGGACAGAACCTTTTCAGGGGGCATCGGGTGCAACGCATCCTGTTCTAGCTGAAGCGGTTACACAGTTTCAGGCGGGAGCATACAAAGAACTCCTTCCTGCAGGTGGACCTGTTCGAACACAGATTTTAGGAAAGATAACAAGAGAGAAACAGGATCAGGCGACTCGCGTCAAGGATTTCATGAACTACCAGATTACGAATGTCATGAAAGAGTACGACTCCGAGTTTGACCAGATGCTGTTCTACCTGCCGCTTGCAGGTTCGACTTTCAAGAAAGTTTATTATGACGATTTACTGGGACGGGCAGTATCGAAGTTCGTTCCAGCAGATGACTTAGTGGTTCCGTATTCTGCCACCTCATTGGAAGATGCGGATGCCATTTGTCATGTGCTTAAGATGTCGGAAAATGATTTAAGGAAACAACAGGTTGGAGGATTCTATCGAGATATTGATCTGACCGTTCCTTATAATGTAGAGACCGAGGTCAAAAAGAAAGAAAGGGAACTGGAAGGAACCCGTAAAGGACAGAACGAAAAAATTTTTACACTTATAGAATGCCACGTCAATTTGGATCTGGAAGGATTTGAAGACCGTGGCCAAAATGGCGAACCCACAGGAATCAAAGTCCCGTATATAGTCACCATTGAAGATAGCACGAGAAACGTTTTATCGATTAAACGAAACTATGCCCTTGACGATCAGTTAAAAAAGAAAATTGAATATTTTGTTCATTTTAGATTTTTACCTGGATTAGGATTTTATGGTTTTGGATTAATTCACATGATTGGCGGATTATCAAGAACAGCTACGGCTGCATTGCGTCAACTCATCGATGCTGGTACCCTCTCCAATTTACCAGCAGGATTCAAGATGCGAGGAATTCGTGTACAAAACGATGCCGTATCTTTACAGCCTGGAGAGTTTCGAGATGTCGATGCTCCAGGCGGTAACCTCAAAGATGCTTTTTTCAATTTACCGTATAAAGAACCATCCCAAACATTACTGCAATTAATGAGTATGGTTGTACAGGCGGGACAGAGATTCGCGTCGATCGCTGACATGCAGGTCGGTGATGCGAACCAACAGGCTGCTGTGGGGACGACTGTGGCCCTTTTAGAGCGTGGCTCCAGGGTCATGTCAGCGATCCATAAAAGACTATATGCATCTCTTAAGGAAGAATTTTCTTTGCTTTCCAAAGTTCTTTCTACCTATTTACCTCCGGTGTATCCGTACGATGTAATTGGAGATCAAAAAGAAATTAAGCAAGCTGACTTTGACGAGCGAATCGATATTTTACCGGTTGCGGATCCTAATATTTTTTCACAGACACAACGGATTGCAACAGCACAAACAGAATTACAACTAGCATCATCCAATCCACAGATTCATAATTTATATGAAGCTTACAGAGATATGTATACAGCGATAGGAGTTAAGAATATCGATCAGATATTACCACCTCCTCCGCCGCCAGCTCCAAAGAATCCGGCGATCGAACACATTGATGCATTAGGACAAAAGCCTTTCCAAGCGTTTACAGGCCAGGACCATAGAGCCCATGTAACCGCACATATTGCCTTTATGGCAACGAACATGGCTAGAAACAATCCAATGGTTATTGGAGCCTTAGAAAAAAATATATTTGAACATATTTCTATGATGGCTCAGGAACAAGTTGACATGGAGTTCAGAGATGACATTGCTAAAGTTCAACAGGTCCAGCAAATGATGTCTCAAAATCCTCAACAGCAACCAGATCCTAGAATCCAGCAGGAAGTTCAAAACCTGCAGTTAAAGATTGAAGCGAGAAAAGCTCAACTGATTGCAGAGATGATGGAAGAATTCCTAGCAGAAGAAAAGAAAATTACTTCTCAATTTGATAACGATCCTATTGCTCAACTTAGAGCAAGAGAACTTGATCTTAAAGCTCAAGACAATCAAAGAAAAGAAGAAGACGATAAAAACAGAATCGCGCTTGACCGTATGAAGGCGATGATGAATAAAAATATTCAAGAAGACAAGCTTGAACAAGACGAAGAGCTCGCCCACTTGAGAGCAGATACTTCATTGGAAAAACAAGCGATGTCCAACAGGGCCAAGATGCGATCCGATACTATGAAACGTAGGGACGTTAGAACTTTAAAAGGAGGATAATGCCTTTCCAATCTGAAAAACAAAGAAAATATTTATGGGCCAATGAGCCTGCTATTGCCAAACGTTGGGAAAAATATCCTAAAGG